AAACTCATCAGCACAACCTTGGTAATTTTCACGGTTAAGCTTCATTCTTGCTGTAGATCGTTGGAAAGCTCCTGTGCCTACATTGTATGAGAAGCTACACAAAGCTCCATATTGGTTTTCCGTTAAAGGTACGTTAACTAAACGCGCTACTCTGTCTTCAGTGGACTTAAGATGATTTTCCATCAATAGAGTAGCTTCTTCTTTTGTAATGTCTCTGTGGTCTTCTGTAATACGTTTATGATCAAACCCGTATATAGAGCCAAATCCTATTGTCCAAATACCCGCTACATCTTTGTAGGTCTTGGAAGAAAAACCTTCAAAGTCTTTTATTAAATCAAGACTTCTTTTGTTAATCATTTAGTCCACTTAGATACTAAACGTTGACCAAACCAAAACGAAACTATTACAGAAAATATACCAGAGATTTCTGTGGACCAAAGTAGTTTAAACAGTTCCACACTAATCATGTCAAATGCTGATAGTACTGTTAACAAAACAAACTCAAAGAAAAAGAAATATGTAATCAAAGGTCTTACCGTAGCAGATAGATTTACTACCCACTGGCTTGATCTTTTACTGTCTGCTTGGGAACTCTTTTGTACCTGTACGTTTAACTCACCTGTGCTTTGTACAATAGCTTCATCTAGCCTATCTTGAGATTGTTGAGCCATAATCTTAAGCTCATGCTCTTTATCCCTAGCATCTTGTTTCTGATCCATAAATGTTTTAAATATAGAGGGTCCCGTAGAAGTAACAAACCCCAATAAACTACCAAGTAATGTAATCATGTTTAAACACTCTCCGTTGGTGGATGTTTTCCATTGTGCATTTTTTCAAGTTTTGTTATACGATCACCATTAGTGTTAGCCATAACAAGTATTTTCTCAAGTTCTCTATTGTTTTTCTCAAGTCTTTCTGGTGACATGATTGAAGAAAGAACGTGAGTTTTTTGTGCGTTAAGATCAATAGCGTTTTCTTGTCTATCTGTACGTTTATCTAAATCTCTTAATCTAGATTCATAATCAGATTTAATATCATTTAATTGTTCTATCACCGAAGCTAACTTTTGTTTCACTATGGTGGCTGCCGAGACAATACTAATCAGCATACCACCTACGGTTATAATCAACTTCGCATCTATTTCCACTTCGGTTACTCAGGCGCAGGGTATTTAGTTTTAACTTCCTGACGCTTTACTTCGAGAGCATCTGCATCAGTTGAACGTCCTTCTACTTCTTTCTCCCACAGAGCTACCATTAGCTCGTCTACACTGGGATATGCACTTTGACGATATGATTTATAATTGTCTGCATAAAACTCATCGTATGTCGGAACACCGTCTGCGTTTTTAGCGTCTTTGTCAGTTCCTTGGTAAATAACTTCTGCTGGCACTACTGGCTCTTTGTATTTAGTAATGCGTTTCCACTTACCATCTACATACTCAGGTTGAGGTGAGTTAACTACCTGCCTTCCTGTACCCTCAGAGACTTCTTCTACCTCTCTGATGAAGTAAACTGTCCCACCTTCATCGTATAACTGCTCGTCTACTTTGGCGTTGCTTGTCATACCACCGTCAGGTCTTTTGACCACAGACAGATTGTGTAAGATCGCTACTTGTTGGTTACCTTCGTTTTCTATTACGTACATTATCTTCCTCCTATAATTCTACCGTCTACATCAATGATAGGTGTTCCAAATGCTAGATAGATGTATTCTGTTCCACTTGTGTTCCACCCTCCTGAAGAAGTTCTAATTTTTATTCCACCTGTATCAATGTCTAAGTTAGTTTCACTAGTATCTGCTGCTGTTGTATTAGCTCTTAAATGTAAATTATTTACGTTGGAAGGATTTCTTTTATTATCTACTATTCGCCAATCCTGTCCCGATCCTGTAGATCTTGCCATGAACCAAGCTGGTTGAATAGGTATACCAAGACTGTTTACGGTTGGGATAAAAGTACCATTAGCATTTCCATTGCCATTATAACTTCCTATTGAAATGAACTGGCTAGGTGCAAAGGCATAGCAGACATATGTAGAACCACTTCCATTAACAGCAGTAGTTGTTCCCAAACTTATTAACGAGGAAGTAGGCTCAGTATTATTCCATCGAGTTATACTAGTTGAAAAACTAGTAGTTTTATTTAACACTAAATTTTTTGTTGCTCCTAATGCGCTGTGATAAACCATCCAATCAGTGCCACCCGTATCAAGTATTTTAACCATAAAAAACTCAGGTACTACTCCAAGTCCATGCCCAATAGTAGCGTTTGCCCCAGTTCCTGTATAAGTTGAAATGCTTAAACCTAAGTTAGTATCTACTAATGTAGATGTAGTATTAATAGTACCATCAGTGTTACTAGAGCCTGATCCAGCAGTCTCCATCATCCAGTTCCAAAGAACATAGCTTTCGCTGCTAGTATTCACTTCAGCATCCGTACCTAATGTAACTCCTCCTCCAATAAAAGCTTTTACGGTTTGTGCATTTGTAACTTCTATATCTGTTGTATTAGAATGTATATCTTTTGTTGCGCCACGTACACGATCAAACAACATATGGTTATCAGCAGCATCACGATTTTTTATCCAAGAGAAGGCACTCGTATTTGTAGTTGTATCTGAAACTACATTTTGTTCTGATCCTGTTCCTTCGTAGAGTGTAGAGTCAAAGTATTCTTCTAAGTTAGAATGTGTTCTGGTTATATTTGCTGCTAGGTTAGTAGTACTTAAAAAACTATAACCTGTTGGTATTGTGAAAGGACAGTCTGCTTCTTTAACAAGTGTAAATGCTTTTGAGTTTTGTGCTGCACCAGCAAAAACTGCACCTGAACAATCAATAGATTCAAAAGGATTATCTCCTGTAGCAGGATTACCATCAGTGCCACCATCTGCTGCATACCAAGTTATTGTACTTGCACTATCATCATAAAAACCTAACCATACTTTTGAATTATCAATATCAACAGCAATCCAAAATTGATCAGAAGTAGTAAAGTTTGAATCTAGTGAAAAAGGAGAAGAACCACTTGAATTATATCCATTCATAACAGTTGTTAAATGCCAGCCCAGAAATCCACCAAAGTTTGGAAATCCATCACCATCTGTACGATCTGTCCAAACAGCAAATGCTTTACCATTATCTTTATCTGATAAACTAACTCCTTGAAGCCACTTGCCACTACTAGGAAAAGGTATATTACCTCCCATTCTAGTTTGTGCGCTTGCACTAGATGCAGTATAAGTTCTATTACCATTACTTAATACTGGATTATCAGAAGGGTCAGTAACGTTAATTGGAGACATTAAAAATTCTATGTTAGTAGGGGTATGAGTATCAGTTACTACAGTATTATTATTAGTAAAATTATTACCATTACCACTAGCATCTGTCTGAGCATTTGTGGTGTTGTCTAGGTAGAAACCATTATTGCCAAAAGTTAATGCTTTAATTTCTGCTGATGATTTAGGTGTCCAGAATGTTCCTGTTGAATCGTATTGTCCAAAACTAGTAGGAGCTAATTGTAATCCATCGATAAAGACAGTCTCAGCTATATACCCGTTGTAGTAGTTAGCAGCTCCGTTATAAGAACCTATAGTGTGGGCAACTGCTGTGTTTATATCATTAACGGTTCCTGTTCCTGTTGCGACACTCACACCGTTGACATATAACGTAGCGGAAGTACCTGATTGCTTCCACACGATATGATACCAGCCAATATCACGAAATACCATTGAAGTCTCAAACACAGTTGATCCAGATAAGATCAGCTTTAGTGTGTTTGCTGTACTGTTAAAGTATAAAACATCTTGGTTAGTTGCCGCACCAGCAAATACACCAGACAATATACCCTGTAAACCTCTATACAACCAAGTAGAAAATGTGAACACATCTTGATCTGTAGGCGTACTGAATGTCTGCGAAAGATACTCACTATTAGCACTATCAAACAAAGCAGATTTACCTACTGATACTACACTTGGGCCACTGGCAGTATGTGCTGCTGCCATCATTGCATTTCTAAAATTTGTCATTAAGC